GCTACAAATCTGAAACTTGACAATTGTAAAGAGAAATGCTATAATATAACCAGAAAGAGAGGTAAAAACAATGAAAAGCCACTACGAATACACCGAAAACAAAAAAGTAAAATGTTATCATTCAGATATTGACGGGTATATCTATTATCCTTATACCTACGACAAAAAATTGAGGTGCTGGACGAACCGAAGTGGCGAGCTATCCAGACAGAGAATCAACCAGCTAGAAAACGAAGATGAAAACAAAATAATGTGGATGTAAAACAAAGGAGAAAAAAACCATGAAACACATTAACTTCATCAACAGAGACTTCGGAAAGGTGAGCGAGCACTTTGAAGCGAAAGAATTTGCATGTAAAGACGGAAGTTTTGAACTGCTCCTATGCACAGAGCTACTCGAAACACTGGAGAAGATTAGAAATCATTTCAATGCACCTTGCAAAGTCAACAGCGGCTATAGGACACCAAGCTACAACGAAAAAGTCAACGGAGCAGGAAACAGCTTCCATTGTAAAGGAATGGCCGCCGATATCGTAGTGAAAGGGCACAGTTCAAAAGAAGTCGCAAAATATGCAGATAGCATACTTGACAAAGGCGGAATCATCCGGTATACTAATTTCGTACACATTGATGTACGCGAAAGTAAATATAGAAAAGGGGTGACATAATGGCATTGATTTCCATCAAGGACGTAAAGCAGGCAATCCGCATCATGATGCAGATTTTGGAAAAGCTGGATGAGATTTATCATGCTCTGCATGACGAAATCAAGAAGGAGGACTAACCAACATGAGCCTAAACAAGTCGTGGAACGTAAGGGACCAGACCGAAGAAGAACTGAGAAATATCCTTGAAAAGAAATACAAGGAAATCGACACAAACTATAAGCTCTTACGTAAGATAGCCGACATAGAAACGGCAAAGAAGATGCTGGACGAGATCTGGCACTTAAAGAGCTTTGCAGATGCAATCGAACTTGAACTTATCAGAAGGGGATTTTACAATGGCATATCGTAAGAAAATGAACATGCGAAAAGACAAGCGAATGTTCAACGTGACCGCACGAAAAACCAAAAGTATTAACCTGAGCCAGAAGCCCATGCGCGGTGGCATCCGGCTGTAAAAAAAAGGAGAAAAACAATGATTCATTCCTATTATGGTATCTGGGACAACGTGGCAAAATGCTATGCGTGGGTAGGCGACAGCAAAAACAACGCAACCTTTGCACGCATGTGCAACGTGATGGCAAAGGACGAGAAAACCTTCATCGGCCAGAGTCCGCAGGATTACACCGGCTTTAAGCTGGCAAATTTCGAGGACGAACTGGGCACCTTCCAGAACGACACGGAAAAGGTATGGGAGGGCAAACCGCATGAATAAACGATATGAGGAGGGGCGAAAGCCCCTCTTTTCCGAATCGGGCAAAAACGAAAGAAAACAGTACGTCTGGGCAAAGGACAAAGACGGCAAAGAGTACTTGCAGGAAACTGAAAGCATCGACGTGCAGGCAGAGATTGAAAGTTATGCTGATGAATGCGATATTAAAAGCATCGTACGAAAAGCATCTTTCGACCCAGAATTCATGAGAAGCCTGTCACAAGGTGCACTATCCAAGGAAGAAACACCTATCACGGATATTACCGGATGGCCGCAGAACATCCACGAATATCACCAGATGATGGCAACGGCACAGGTAAACGCCATGAAGCTGAAAGAGCTGAAGGAAGCTCAAGAAAACGCACCGGAAAAGGTGCAGAAAGAGGAAACGAGTGAACAGAAATAACGAACGGCATTTCCTTCAGATTCCGGAAATGCACGCAAGCCGAACACGATTCAACAGAGACCAGACTATTCTGACCACGTTTGATGCTGGAAAGCTCATCCCGTTCTTTGTGGACGAAGTGCTACCAGGCGATACCTTCCAGGTAGACACAACGGCAATCATCCGAATGACCACACCGAAATATCCGGTAATGGATGACGCATTCATCGACTTTTACTATTTCTACACACCAGACCGGATTCTGTGGGACAACTTCAAACGCTTCATGGGCGAGGTGGAAGAAACGCCATGGATGCCGACAAAGGCATATGCTGTGCCGCAAATCAAAATCAACGGCACGAACGTAAAACCTGCACCGGATGAAAGGTCCATTCTGGACTATATGGGTGTGCCGACAAAAATCAAAAAACCTTTTACCATCAACGCGCTACCTATCCGAGCATATGTCAAAATCTGGAACGAATTTTTCAGAGACGAAAACGTGGACAACGCAGCCGTTTTAAAAAACGATGACGCAGACGTGACATACAACTTCACGGCAGAAGCCTCCGAAACACTGGAAACCGATCTGCAAAACGCAGTACTGGGCGGAAATCTGCTGCCGGTAAATAAGTTCCACGACTACTTCACAAGCTGCATGCCGTACCCACAGCGTGGGCCGGAAATTACGATGCCAATTCAGGGCAACGCAAAAATTGAAGCATACAAAGATGAAAACCTAAACGAGAAAATCGAACTATCAGGACAAAGAAGTTTACGATGGAAAACAAACGACCCGGACTTACCAATTACGACCTATGCAGGCGGATGGGGAAAAAATGGAACGAGCTTTGACGCAGACGTGGCAAACAGCGGGTCACCAACTGTAAAAACCTATTGGATGGGAGCGGACTTAAGTACTGTAACGGCAGCGACCATAAACGACCTACGAGAAGCAATTGCAGTACAGCAGTACTACGAAGCACTGGCCAGAGGCGGCAGCCGGTACCGTGAGCAGGTACGCGCGCTATGGGATGTGACCATCAGCGACAAAACCGTGCAAATTCCGGAATATCTGGGTGGCGGACGGTATCAGGTCAACGTTAACCAAATTATCCAGACCAGCGGCCAGCAGACCGAAAATGACACACCTATCGGTGAAACCGGTGCTGTGTCAGTGACGCCTATTAGAGAAAGCTCGTTCACCAAGAGCTTTGAAGAGCACGGCTTTGTCATCGGTGTTGCCTGCGTGCGACACAACAGGAGCTATCAGCAGGGCCTTGAACGCTTCTGGAGCCGAAAAGACAGACTGGACTACTATGTACCACAGTTTGCAAACCTAGGCGAACAGCCGGTGAAAAAGAAAGAAATCATGCTCACCGGAGACGCAACAGATGAGGAAACTTTCGGATATCAGGAAGCCTGGGCTGACTACCGGATGAAACCAAACCGTGTTTCCGGCCTTATGAGAAGCAACGCAACCGGTACGTTGGACTTCTGGCATTACGCAGATATCTACAGCACCGTGCCGACACTCAGCCAAGAATGGATAGCAGAGGGCAAAGCCGAAATTGCACGAACACTGATTGTGCAGAATGAACCACAATTCTTTGGGGCCGTGCGTGTCGCAAATAAGACCACAAGACGGATGCCGCTGTACAGCGTACCCGGCCTGTACAAGCTGTAAGAAAGGAGGAAGCCCGGAGAAATCCGGGCTATTTTAAAATGGATCCATTAACAATTATGTCAATGGTTGGCGCAGGAGCAAACGCAATAGGAAGCATTGCGGGAGCGGCTAAAAACATTGGAAGCATGTTTGGCGGTTGGGGTCAGACGGGAAACAGCCAAAGCCAAGGCGGCAGTGTAAGCCAAGGCGGAGGACATTCCGAAAGCGGAAGCCAATCAGGAACGAACATTGAACAGGTACAAAAGTGGCTGGAAGGAGCATACCAATACCAAGCAGGAGAAGCACAGAGACAAAGCCAATTTAACACCGGCTCCATGCTTAAGCAAATGGGCTACAATACCTTGGGCGCAATCGCACAGGGTATCTATAACCACATCGAAAACACGGCGGCAATGAATTTCAACAGCACCGAAGCCATGAAAAACAGAGAATGGCAGGAAAGAATGAGCTCCACGGCCTACCAAAGAGCCGTAGAAGATATGAAAAAAGCCGGGCTCAATCCAATACTGGCATTCGCAAACGGCGGCGCAAGCACACCGGGAGGAAGTGCGGCAACGATAAGCGGCGCAAGTATGGGACTTGCAAGCAGCAGTGCACTAGGCGTAAGCAGAAGTGGAGGATTTGTGCCAAACGCATACAGCAGCAGCAGCTGGAGCAAATCAGACTGGTACAACGCTGCGCAAAGCTGGCAGCAAATGCTAAGTCAAACGCACCTGACACCCTATGGAATGACAAAAGCACTGACAGAAATTGGAAAAGGCACCGACAAGGTAACCGAAGAAGCAATTGAAAAGGCAGCGCCAAAGCAGGGAAGAAAGCAAGAATTCACAAAGCCACAAAACAAAACGGGAGATTATGGAGAAGAAAGAAAGCCGGGTGATTATTTAAAGTGAGCTGTTACAAGCCGTTAATACGGATATACAGCCCGGAAGATAGAGAAATAAGCGGGCATGTGATGTCACTTGCCCGCTTTTCTGAGTTAGCCGGAAAACAAATGAAATATGAAGATTTAATGTATAATCCAAAAGTAATGTTGATACCATGCGGAAAGTGCATCGGATGCAGAATCCGACAACGGGAGGACTGGACGACACGCATAGAGCTAGAGGCCAGAGGATGGCCAAAAGAACAAGTATGGTTCATTACACTAACTTACGATGATGACCACGTGCCGGGCATGATAGTAAAAACCGGTGAAATTATGCGCAAAGTGCAGTACGTCTGGAAGCCGGGAGAGAAAGCGCCTGAAAGCGTACAAACATTACTATATCCGGATATGCAAAAATTCTTAAAACGTCTCAGAAAGGCTTATAGGGGCCAATTACGCTATTTCTGTGCGGGAGAATACGGAGAACAAACGGCAAGACCGCACTATCACATGATTTTGTATGGATGGCAACCAACAGACCTAAAGCAAATCTATAAAA